ACAAAACAGCGCTAATACAACATTGGGTATTTCCCGTGTAGCATTAGATGCTTCAGAGATATCAACTAATGCAGGTGATGGAATCAAAATAATTGACTACTTAGGTGGTGATTTAGGTGATGAGAAGGGAAGTAACTTTCCAATATTGGTTTGTAAATTCAACTATCATCAGTTGTCATCAACTAGTGGCGCAGCTTAAGGGGGTTTTAAATGGCGATTTCAAGAGCACAACTCCTTAAGGAGTTATTACCAGGTCTTAATGCTTTATTTGGACTTGAGTACGAAAAGTATGAAGATGAGCATGCTGAAATATATGAGACAGAAAATTCAGAGCGTAGCTTTGAAGAGGAAGTCAAGTTGTCAGGTTTTGGGGCAGCCCCAGTAAAGCCTGAAGGCGGAGCTATATCTTTTGATTCAGCGCAAGAGTCATTCACTTCAAGATACAACCACGAAACTGTGGCTATGGGCTTTTCCATAACAGAAGAGGCAATGGAAGATAATCTTTATGATTCATTGTCTGCTCGTTATACTAAAGCACTAGCTAGAGCAATGGCTTATACAAAGCAGACAAAAGCTGCTGCATTGCTTAACACAGGCTTTGATACTTTTCAAAGTGGCGATGGTGTAACATTGTTTAACACAGCTCACCCAACAGTGGCTGGTGGTAACAATAAGAATAGACTTACTACAAATGCAGACTTAAATGAAACTTCACTTGAGCAAATGGTAATTGACATTGCAGCTTTCGTTGACGAGAGAGGCTTGTTAATTGCAGCTAGACCAAGGAAGTTAATCATTCCGCCTGCATTAATGTTTGTCGCAACAAGACTATTGCAGACAGAAGGTAGAGTAGGAACTGCCGATAACGACATCAATGCGTTAAGATCAAATGGAAGTATTCCAGAAGGATTCTCCATTAATCACTATCTAACAGATACTGATGCTTTCTTCTTAACAACTGATGTTCCAAACGGCATGAAAATGTTCGTAAGAACACCTATGAGCACATCAATGGATGGTGATTTCGACACAGGTAATGTTAGATACAAAGCCCGTGAGAGATACTCATTCGGTGTATCAGATCCATTAGGGATGTTTGGTTCACCAGGTGCGTAATTAATTGAGGGGGCATTATTGCCCCCTTTTAACCCTTGACAGAAAGTGCACATGCACTTTTTGACATTTGCCAAGACAAGGAGTGTAACATGGCTAATACAACTTTTTCGGGTCCAGTCCGATCTAAGGGTGGATTCAATGTAATAAATGAAAATAGCACTACAGGTGCTATTACCCAAACTGGCTTTTCAGTAAACTCTACTGGTCAGCTAATATCTTTAGGTTCAAGAAAAATTCAAACCTTTGTAGGTTCTTTGGCTGCAACAGATACAGCTTCAGCTTATGCTGATGGTGATGTGCTTGTAGAATTAGGAACTTTAAATTCAGATCATCCAGATGAATTAGTAACTGCAACAAAGTTTTTTATTCATAAAGCTGTGGTGGGCATCACAACAGCATGTGGTCAAACTTTGGCTGGAAGTTTACAATTGAGTGCAACAAGTGGTACAGCAACTAATGCAGCTGTTTCTTCAGGAACAGAAATTGTAGGTGCAGGTGTTGCGGCTTTTTCACCAACTTTATCTGCTGCTTTATCTGTAACTGAGATTGACATTAACTTTAACAACACAGCTGGTAATTTTCATGTGTTTGAGCCTAATGTAACAGCACCAATCGCTAGTAATGTACTATATGCTGCGGCAACAACAGCATTAAATGCAGATGCTTCAGCAGGTAGATTTACAGTAGAACTTGAATACTCAGTATTCTAAGGAGGGTTAAATGGCAGGTCGTTCAGATGTTAAAGCCTTTAACTTTAACCAAGGAGACAGTGCAGCTGTCTTAGGTCCTAACAGATCTAGGATAAGACAAGTTGTCATATTTGGTAATGCAGCTGGTGTTTTAACAATTAAAGATGGGAATGGCGGAGATACAATTCTTCTTCAAAGTTTTCCTACAGGATTACATACGTTAAATATTCCAGACCAAGGTATGCTTGCTGAAAATGGAGCTTATATACATGGTTTCACAGGCTCTGGTAATAAGTTAACCGTATTTCTATCGTAATGCCTTCTACAAAAAAAAGGGGCAGTATGAAAGGCTACACCATAAAGGGTGGTCACAAAAGACCTACGAAAGCAGGTGCTGGAATGACCGCCAAAGGTGTTGCTAAATACAGAAGAGAAAATCCTGGTAGTAAATTAAAAACTGCGGTTACTGGTAAAGTTAAAGCAGGCAGTAAAGCTGCAAAAAGAAGAAAGTCTTTTTGTGCTAGAAGTGCTGGTCAAATGAAGAAGTTTCCTAAAGCAGCAAAAAATCCAAACAGTAGATTAAGACAAGCTAGACGCAGGTGGAAGTGTTGATTAGCAGATCTTCAATGAAAAACCAAATGAAGGGTAATAAAATGAGAAAGAAAAATAAAGTAAGTTCTTATAAAAAAGGTGGTGGTATAGGTGGTTTAGCATCTATGCTTAGTCCAGCTTACAGTATAATGAAAGGTAAAGGACCAGCTTCAGCTTTGGCTTCACAAGTGGGTAAAGCTCTAGGTCCTCTAAGCCCTTTAGGTATGTTAGCACAAGATAAAAGAGAAAAAGCTAAAATGAGAAAAATGGCTATGGCTTCAGCAGCGATGCCAACAGGAGCTAACTCTCCTATGGCTGCAACAGGAGCTAATCAAATGCAAAGAATGATGGGTGGTGGTGTCGTTAAAAGAACAAAGCCTATTGATGGCATTGCTTCTAAAGGAATAACCAAAGGGAAGATTACATAATGGATATTGATAAGCTAAGAGAAGAGTTAAAAATTGACGAGGGCGTAAAATATGAAATATACCTCGATCATCTTTCTCTGCCTACTTTGGGAGTGGGTCACCTTATAAAGGACACAGATCCAGAAAACGGATTACCTGTAGGGACAAAAATTGAAGAAGAAAGGGTAAATGAATTATTTGATGAAGACATACAGGTCACAATACAAGAATGTAAATATCTTTATAATGACTTCGATGATTTGCCAGAAGAGGCACAAAGAATCATAGCAAATATGATGTTTAATCTAGGCAGGCCTCGTTTAAGCAGATTTTTAAAGATGAAGCAACATGTTGATAATAGAGATTTTGTTTCTGCAAGCGAAGAGATGAAAAACTCGAAGTGGTATAGACAAGTAACTAACAGAGCACAAAGACTTTGTGACAGAATGGTTAACATAACTACATAGGTGATTTATGAGAAAATATTATAAAGGCGGCATGATAATGGGCATGAAAAAGGGTGGGAGTACTGTTAATAAAGCAGGCAACTACACAAAGCCAACAATGAGAAAAGCCTTGTTTAATAGAATAAAGGCTGGTGGAAAAGGTGGTAGACCAGGACAGTGGAGCGCTAGAAAAGCACAAATGCTTGCAAAACAATACAAAGCAAAAGGCGGAGGCTATAGAGGCTAATGTTAGATCCCGCCTCAATTGGCATAGCAATTACGGCTGCTAACACGGCATTCTCTGCAATTAAAAAAGGATTTGCGGCGGGTCGTGAAATTGAGTCTATGGGTAAGGATTTATCACGCTGGATGGGGGCGGTGTCAGATGTTGAGAACACTGAAAAGTCAGCAAAGAATGCTTCACCACTTAGAAAGTTATTTAAAGGCAGAGAAATAGAAGCTAGTGCTATAGAGGCTTTTACTGCTAAAAAGAAGTTAGAAGCACAACGTCAAGAGCTTAAATCATTTATTAATTTTCACTACGGAGCCAATTCTTGGAATGAGATTCTTAGAATGGAAGCTGAGATAAGAAAGAAACGAAAAGAAGATATTTATGAGAGACAAGAGCTTATCCGTAAAATATGGGAAGTTATTGGTTGGATTCTATTGTTTTGTACAGTGGTAGGATTTATAATATTATTAGCTTGGATGTATAAAGAAAGTAAAAGATGAAACAGAAAAGGCTGCAAAAATCATCAAAGTATGATCAATATGATATCGATGGCGATGGAGTCGTTAGCGATGAAGAGTTTGAGCATATGGCTGAGATAAAAAGATTAGAGCATGATTTACGAAAACAAAGAGCGCAACGAAGAATGGCAACTGCCAGCTTGGTTGCAATGGCTACTTTTACTCTTGCGATGTTTTTTGTTGATCTCGATAGAGTTAAAGCTCTGGCCGATATTAGTAATCTTTTCTATATTACTGGGGGTGGTATTGTCGCTGCCTACATGGGCGCATCTGCTATTATGAATAGAAATGGTAAGTAAATGGTTAGAAAAGATCCAAAAGTTGGAACAGGAAAAAAGCCTAAAGGTTCAGGAAGGAGACTCTATACTGATGAAAATCCAAAAGACACTGTTAAGATTAAGTATGCAACTGTTGCAGATGCTCGTGCAACTGCTAGAAAAGTTAAAAATATTAACAAACCTTTTGCTAGAAAAATTCAAATCCTTACCGTTATGGAGCAAAGGTCTAAAGTTGCTGGGAAGCCGCAACAAGCAGCCATTGCGAAGAGGGCGAAAGAAGCAATTAGGAAACAAAAGAAAACAAGATGACTAGTATAAACATATATTTATTGGTATAGTAAAACATGGCGTTAAAAAAATCACAAAGGAGCTTAAAAGCGTGGGGTAAGCAAAAGTGGAGAACAAAATCTGGTAAACCTAGTACACAGGGGCCAAAAGCTACAGGCGAGCGTTATTTACCTTCCGCAGCGATTAAGGCTCTTTCGCCCTCTGAATACGCCTCCACTACGGCTAAAAAGCGAAAAGCAACTAGAAAAGGAAAACAAGTGGCTAAACAGCCCAAAAAGATTGCTAGAAAAACGGCGAAGTTTAGAAAGTTTGCATAGGTAGAATATGGCAGCAGTAACACCAGATTTACCAGAAATATTTCAAGAAGCCTATGAAAGGGCTGGTCTTGATATGAAAACTGGTTACGATTTAAAAACAATAAGAAGATCGTTTAATATAATTACAGCAGAATGGCAGAATAGAGGATTGAACCTTTGGACAATTGCAGAGGGCACACAGGCTTTATCTTCAGGCACAGCAACATATACTTTGCCCACAGATACAGTGGATCTTTTAGAGCATCAAATAAGAACAGGTACAGGTACTAATCAAACGGACACAAACTTAACACGAATAACCGTTTCAACATATGCACAAACAGCTAATAAAAACACAACAGGTAGACCAACACAAATATTCATACAAAGATTAAGCAACAAAGTAGATGTAACATTTTATCCAGTACCAGACAGTTCTGCGACATATACTTTGTTCTATTATAGAATAGTAGGCATTGACGGAATATCATCAGGGATATCAGGAACTACCACATCCTTTATTCCTCCTAGGTTTGTGCCTTGTTTAGTTTCTGGTCTTGCCTACTATGTAGCAATGAAGCGACCAGAGGTTGCAGATAGAGTTACTGCATTAAAGCAGGAATATGAGTTTCAGTTTGAACTAGCAGCAGGTGAAGACTCAGACAGTGCATCTGCTAGATTTGTACCATACAACACATTTTTTGGGAGTTAAATTATGGCAACGTACAAAATAAAAAGTGGAGACACTTTATCACAAATAGCAAAGAAATATAATACAACGGTAAAAACTTTGCAAAAAATTAATAACATTAAAGATCCAAATAAAATAAGAGCAGGTAAATCTTTAACTTTGGGTATCCCAAAGCCTGGACTAATGAGTGCTAGAAAAGTTAACCCTTATGCAGGTCAATCTCCAAGTGAGATGCGAGCTATGTCTATGAAAAGAAAAAAGAACGCACCTGTTAAGAAAAAAACAAAGACTATTACACCAGCTCAAAAAAATCAAAAGAAGATGCCAACAAAATCAAAAGGAACTCGAAGAGGGTTGCTTGGAAGATTATTTAAATAGGAGAGAATGATGCCAGTCAAAATAGTACCTACAAAAGGTAAAAAGAAAAAACAAAATAAAAAGCCTTCAGGAGCAGCCCCATTTATGATGCCTGGTCAAAAGAAAATGCTTGATAAAATGATGGGCAAGTCTAAGCCGCAAACACTGAAAGGTGGTGGAATAATGGGATTAGGTGCAGGCATGAAGGCTGGAAGAAAAGCTGACATGCAAGCTAATAAAAAAATGCCTGATCCAAAGCCAAGAAAAAATTCAAGAGGTTTAAAATCTGTACCAGAGGGTAATAAAGGCAAAGGCTTAAGTAAATTACCAACAGAGGTTCGTAACAAAATGGGTTACATGAAAAAAGGTGGCAAGGTTACTTCTAATAAAGCAAAGTTAAATAAAGTTACCTCTGGCTTAAAAAAAGCAGTAAAAGCACATACTGGTCAAGCAAAGATGTTATCTTCAATTAAGTTAAATAAAGGTGGTAAAATTATGAAGATGCGTGGTGGCGGGGCTGCAACTAGAGGACTAATGTTTAATAATAAATAATGGCAGGATTAATATGCAATTTACCTTCTATAGAAGTTTGGGTTAGAAAAGAATATTTAAGGGACTTAGATGATGGTTTTGGAGAATTTGTAAAAGGTGTTTGGGTTACAGCAAAATCTATTCCTGGGCGAGCTTTTTATTTTGAAACTTACTTGCCTGATTATGGTGCTTTATTTGATAAACTACCAATATCAGCATTTGTTTCTAGACCAGAAGTTCCCAAAACAGATATGGACCTTGCCAACCTTCAGTTTTGGAATTGTATGGATTATGGAGTCGTAGCAGTGCAAAAGCAGTTTATATCTACAATGGAGTATGAAGTATACACAAGAGATCATGGTATACAAAAAGGTGCTTACATTTGCACACTAGATAACTATCACTATGATTGTGATCAAATTGACTATAGCACTAGCGAAACACCAGCAGAGCATAAATCATCTAATCTTATAGAACTAGATAATGGTCAGTATTGTCTATATCCAAATAACAGAACCAGAATATTTGACAATTCTTTATCTCCAAAGAAACCACTAAAACCTGATTTTAAAGTTAGCACTATAGAATATCAGGTAGAGAATGGACAAAATTTTAGATTAGGTGAAACAGATCAGTATTTTTATGAGTTAGACAGTGACAAAAGCTAGAGGAAAATATGCATATGGGTTTTGTGATAGATCAGGATTTAGATATGATCTTCATGATCTAGTGTATGAGTTTAGAAATGGTGTAAGAAATGGATTGCGAGTTGGAAAAGATATGGTTGATCAAGATCATCCACAAAACTTTATTGGTAAAATAAAAGCTGAAGATGCTCAATCATTGAATGATCCAAGACCTGATAAAAGATTAGAGCCTGCAATTGAAAGATTACTAAATCCAAATCCTTTTTCTCATGCTGGATCTGGTGTAATTACAGTAACAGAAACAAATCATGGAAGAACAACTGGAGACACGGTTAGGTTTAGAAACTCTTTAGGTATTGGAACATCCATTACTCAATCTGCCATGCAACTTGCTAACGGATATTCAATAACAGTTTTGACAAATGATACTTATAAATTTACGATACCTGATATTAGTGGAGAATCTCCTACGATTAATCATCCTTATCATGGTCAAGGCTCATCTAATAAATATGCAATCAATGGCAGCACTGCATCATCCAATGTAATATTAACTTTAATTGAAGGCAGAACTTATAGATTTGATCAAGCAGATAGCAGTAACTCTGGTCATCCAATTAGAATTTATGAAGATGCAAACAAATCAACGCAATACAACACAGGTGTTACTGTTAATGGAACAGCTGGTCAAGCAGGAGCATACACAGAAATAACTGTTCCACATGGTGCTACTACATTGTTTTATCAATGCACTAATCATGCACTGATGGGAGCACAACTTAATACTACAGCAAACTTAACAACATACACAGTTACAGTAGTAGGTGGAAATCCAAGTAACCATCCTTATTATAATCAAGGATCAACAAATAAATATG